TAGAATTTACCATAGAAAGTAGTTACACCAGTCACCACGGTAACCATAGCGTGAATATCCGTCGAAAGACGAACACCCATGGCAGGAACAATCACATTAGTAGTACCTGTGTTATTCACTGTCAAAAGAGTGGTGCCTGACGCGCCGCCGTCTTTGTACACAACAGTACCCGTGCCAGTCAGGAACACGCCACGAATGCGCGAGGGCGCAGCGTAGACGGTTCCTGTGGCAGTCAGATACGATGCCTTGACATCAGTATCCATTAGACGCCCCTATTAACCAGCAGGATGTTGCAAGCCAGCCGGCGAACGTTGAATGTACCAAACAGTAGTGATGAATCTACCAGCACCAAGTGTGGCTGTACCAACTACGTCACGGATGTACACCGTCGTATCTGCAGAAGTCGAAAGCTGCCAAGCAAGCTGAGTGGCAGCAGTAGCAGTGCCACGGAAGCGCCCGCCAGCAGTAGTAGCAACAGCAGCGGAAAGCTGCGCGCCACCAGAAGCAGTACCAACAGAAACGGTGGTAGTGCCCGTAGTCGCAGCAACAACTTGATCGTGCGTGATGTCAACGATCTGCGCACCAGCAGGCAGGATCATCGCAGCAACATCGTAGTTGCCAGTCGTCGCACCAGTCAAGTCGCCAGAATCATACGATTGAGACAGCACGACAAGACCCGCATTACGAGAAGCGCCGTCTTTGACAGTGCCAGCACGGATAGGACCGGAAAACGTTGTAAACGACATTTGTGTGACCTTTCAAGCTGTTGTTTGGTCAAATCTGCCGAGACAGTCAACAGCTAATTCAATTCTCGGATGGACAAAGAGGGACACGAAGCCCCTCTTTGTTGTATTGCTTCATGCTAGGCAAATGTTGCCTTTTAGCTACCCGCCGAGCCCCACACACCCAAATGATCGCTGTAGCCGAAGCTGTAACGCTCACGAGCCTTGTAACGCGCATTGCCGGTATCGAAGTCGCTGTCCATGCCCGTCTTCATGGGCACGCGCACGAAATGCTTCAGTCCATTCGGGATGTCCGTCAGGATGAAGTACGCGTTCGTGTCGGTCAGGTAGTTGTTAACCGTATAACCACCCGGGAAGATGCCATTATTCTTCATGGCATTCAGATCATTATCAGCCGTACCAACACGCTTTTCTGTTTCCAGAATGCGGGTAGCAACGAACTGCAGTTGCGGCGGAATGACCAGCTTCTTCGGCTTCGCAACCAACAGCAGGCCGCGCTCGTCGGTCCACTGGTTGATCTGAATAACCGCAGCTTCCAGCGTGCTTTCCGACAGGTCAGCAGCCGTACCCAGGTTGCTGTTGACGCCGCCGCTGACCAGCGGGTGCGAAGCGCTAAACAGGGCAACACCGTCGCCACCCGTGGTAGCAAAACCTGTATTCAGGACCGCAGCCGCCTTGACTTGCTTGGTGTAAGCCATCGCACGAGCAAGCGCCTTGGTGTAACGAGCCGAAAGGCTATCATACAAGTTGTCTTCAACCGCTTCTTCTGTCAGGGAGAAGCCCATCGCAATCGTCTCGTGGGTGTAACGAGAGATGTACGATTCTTGCGCGTTGTCGTAAACCAGCGCAGCGCCTTCGTTCTTGACCGGGGCCGACGCAAAGCCAGAAAGCTTCACTTCTTCCTCGAACGAACGCTCCGAGTTTTCAGTTTCATACAGTTCTGTATGCTGATTTTCGTAGCGTTTATATTCCAGACCAAACAGCGCGTTCAACCCAGGAAGCAGTTCCTTGAGTAGTTGTGCACGAGAAATAGCAGCCATGTTTGTTTACCTCGTATGTGTAGTTAAAGCGTGGCGACTATCAAGTGCCCGTGGCTTGTTGATATGCATGATTGCCGAAGTTGTACGTGACAAACAACGCCGAGTACAAAGAACCAGTCCACGAGTCCCGATCCACGTCAATGACGCGATACGGCAGCGTGCTAGTTGTGGCAATACCCGTAACTGCCCTGTCAGAAATCACCGTGGAAGTGTCATTCGCAACCACAGCAACGTTCTTGCCAACAGCGTTAGCATACGTAAGACCCGTGACAACTGTAGTACCAGACACGTATGCGACACGGAAGATCATTTGCGGATCATCACAAACAATCGCTACTGCATCAGAAGCAACAGTGCTAGCAACCCAATTCTGCCGAAACACCTTACCCATCGTAGCATCGGTGTAGCTGCAACCCAAAAAGATGCCTAGCACGCCACCAGAAGTGAAACCAGTAGTTGCTGTGTCCCGAGCAATAACGCCAGAAGCAATCGTCACCAGATCGCCGTAACGAATCTTCGTCGCAAAGTTGGCAGAAATCGGAACTTCACGAGTCGAACCAGCGTTGACTCGACCACCGATCAAGTTGACGGGTTGAAACCCGAAAGGTTTTGTGTATGCGGGCATAGTTACCTCAAAAAACGGTTAAGAACCTTTACCGAAAGCTACCTTAGATTCACGACTGTTGAACAAAGGCATCCTCGGGTCATTTTCACGCATCAGGTTGTTGTCAACCGCTTCCATTTGACGCGCATTCATACTCTCGAAGTATTGCTGACGCGCAGCCACAACTTCTTTTGCGATCTTGCACAAGATAAGATCACCAATTTGGATCAAGCCAGAATTCTTTGCGTTGGCATCCACACTTGTAGCCAGTTCAGGATGGTCCGCAAGAGGCACCGTCACCCAACCTTCACGCATGTAGCGACCAAAATTACTGACATCTTCCTCACCACGAATCGAGCGGCGCACAAAGCGATAGTGCCATCCAGGCGGGGCGACAGGCATCGGAAGCGCCTCGGAGGGCTTCCACTGATACTTGCGAAACTGCTCAGGGTCACGCTCTTGCAACCCGCGAATTTCCGTGTCGCGTGCTTGTGCTTCTCTCGGTGCTCGTACGACTTGTTCAGCCATTGCGGTTTTCCAACTTGATTTTTTCTGCGGCGAACTGTTCTGGGGTCACGCCAAGACGGCGAGCCAGTCCAATTTCCGTAGATGTCAGGGTTACTTTTTTGCGCCCGCCCACCGTGCGCGTAGCAGGGGCAACGGGGCTCGTGCGGGGTGTGCGTGTAGCAGCGGCGGACTCGAACTTCTCTGGGAAGCGCTTGCCGATTTCTTCATCGAGCTTCTTGTAGTAAAGCTCGGAATCGGTTCGCGGGTCAACGCCCCTACTGACCAAATCTTCGTGCACTCCGAACGCGAAGGCGGTCATCGCTTTGTCTTTTTGGAACCAAGCGTCGTTCCTGGCGACCCATTCCTTCGCCCGAGCATCGGGGGCAGGACGTGTCGATGGTTGCTGTTGTACAGCAGATTTGGGCGTTTGTAAAGAGGGTGCAGCAGCTTTTTGTTCCTCAGCACGTTCTTTTTTTGCCAGCAGGCGCGACATTTTCATCTGCGCCTCGGCCATTGCCTCGGTATCGTAGGTGTTCGCCGCTTCAACGTACTCTTTTCGCGCCGCAGCAATATCACCATCCAGCTTCTCAAGCGATGTCGAAAAAGTTTGCTTTACAAGTTCCTGAGATTGCGCCTCAAGTTCCTTTTGACGCGCAAGCATTTGTTGAGCAAACTGAATGGCTTCATCGCGCTCGCGTTGGGCCTGCTCCTTCTCCCGCCGCTCGTCATGCCTAGCGTGGGTTAGCTTGTCCATGCGCTTGCGGACACCTTCTGAATACGCCGCCAGTTCTTCTTCTGTCGGTTCAGGGTTGTCGTCAGCAGGCAATGGCGTGGCTTTGCGATCTTTTTCAGGAACGCGTTCGTCGGCAACTTCAACAACCTCAATTTCTTCTTTTTCGCCGCGCTTCAACAGTTTTTCTGCAGCAGCTTCATCAATATTGTCAAGATCAACTGTCGATTCAATCTCGAATTCGGGGTCTAGTTTTGCCATATCAGCCTCCAACTCGCTTGATACCACGCGGGTCTTCAACAACGGCTTCAATTGAATCGTCGTTTACAAGCCGCATTTCTTTACCGTGAACAACAATTCGCACGCCGCTATATGGGCGAATGACAACAAAATCACCAACCTTGCACCAAGGTACTGAAAAACGTTTCTCGTCCTTATAGCAATCTGGACCCATTCTTGCAACGAATGCAACAACAGATGCTACCTCATCCGCTTGACGCGTTTGATCCGCCTTAAGAATACCAGACGAATATTCCGCATCTGCTTCAGGCAAAATCAGCAACATCTTGTAGCCAACAGGCTCAGGGAGTTGTTTTCCTCTTTCTTCAGTCATTCGCTTGCTCCATTAGGGTAAGTAGTTCTTGGTGTCGATAAAGAGTCTGCGCATACGCAGCCCTTTTACCCGTCAACCGTTTATATTCGGTAAAATCGGGTATGTTACCTGCTAGAATTGTGGCATCTAGCGAGGCTATTTCTTCTCTCAACTCATCTTGGTATCTTTTGTTGAATCCTTGAAAAAGACTCATTTCTTGTCCTTATTACTCGGTTGGGATTTGTTTGCTTGCTTTTCTGCAAGTTCTTGCTGGTGTTTCTGCCGCTGCGCCGCTAGCGCAAGCTGCACATGATTCTGTCGTTCAGCGCGTGTTTCAGACCCTTGGGCTTGCTGTGCTTGCAGACCCATCTGAAGCCGATGCTTTTCCTCGGCCCGACGCTGCTCATTAGCCGCTGCTGCAGTTTTAGCCTGCAGTTCAGTGATCGCCGCTTGCTGCTCAATAGCGGCTTTACCCGGGGCTCCTTGTGCACTGATTTTCCCTTCTTGGACGGCCATCTGCTCCTTCAGCATCTGGTCGCGTTCCTTCACTGCAACTTCCCGACCCTTCAGCTTGAGTTCTTCCTGCTGCATTTGCACCAGCGGGTCTTGGGCACGTTGTTGAGCCTGCGCTTGCGCCTGCTCGTTCTGATTCTGTGCTTGCGCCGCTTGTGCAGCCTGCGCCAACAGCCCCGCCAAGACAAACTCTGCCTGCGGGTCCATCTCCTGATTCGGATCAGGCAACTCGACACCCATCATCTGCTGCACTTGCGCGCGATACTGGTAGGCCGCGTGCTCTGCAATGTGCGCCTGCATCGCGTTGAACATCACCTGAGCATTGGGGTTCTGCCCCAACAGCATGCCAATCTTCGGGTCGTTCATAAACGACTGGTGGACCATGATGTGTGAAGTGTGATCCTGCTGCAAGAACGCCTTCACTGGCTTACTCATGAGAATCGCCATGTTCTCACTAACCGGATCGCGTGGTTTCTGCTCGTCGGGCAACGGCACAATCTTCGCAACGTTCTTGATTCCCAACGTCTGCAACATTTCCCGGTGCAGAAACGCTTGGTCGTACAACTGTGGCGCCTTGGAAGACAAGTCAAACGCGGCTTGATACTGCGCAATCCGCACACCCATCGTTGTCGCGTTAGGATCGCTGACGGGGATTATCTCCACCATGTCATAGTCAGCGTCCTTAGTCATCCGGTCTGGATCGGCATCGTATGGGTATGACCGTTCCCCATTCTCTTTGACCAACTCTTTTACAAGCTTAAACTCAATGCGCATCGCTGCATGGATGCGCGCCTGCACAGCCGAAAGAGTCTTCAACTGCCGCTCAATCAGCGCCAACGTCGTGCCAACAGGCGCGTTCTGATTAGCGTCACTAAAAGCAGCGTCAGAAATATTTGCTGCTTTACGGCCGTCTTCAACAATACTTTGCAGTAAATTAAACAGAGTGCCACTTGGTTCCTTGTATGGCAGTGTCATGATGTTGTCTTTGAGCGCACCGCTCGTGATGTCAACATCTTTAAACTCTCCCGGCTTGATCGGAGAGTCGTCGTTCTTAATACGCATCCCTCGGGTCTTGAACCCGCCCGGAATATTAGCCAGCGTACCGGCATCCACCAATTGACGCAGCAACGATGTGCCAGCCTTAGCGTGCCCGCCAACCAAGTGCACAAGCCCAAATCCGTAGAACCCAAATCCCGTGATGTATGTGTAGTGAACAAAGTGCTGCAGTTTGATCTTCTTCGAGTCTTCCGCACGCCAGTTACGGCGAATAGACATCACCTTCGACGTTGACTTGTTGATAGTCACCACGTAAGGCCACGCGTACTCCTGCTCGTCTTCATCCTCTCCCGTCGGCTCAATCTCCAGATCAACCAGCATCTCCAAGATAGTATGTTGGTCCGAATTGGCACCATCAACGCCGATTACCTTATCTTTCTCCTGTTGCGTTTCGTCCTGCTCAACAACAGGATCACCAATCTCGTCGTCAATATACGCACCATTAGCAATCATGCGCTCGATCCAATTCTTAGACCGTCGCATCACGTGCGTAATTCTTTCTGCCTCGTGCAGATCAGACGCACCGTAGTTAACCACAACGTCTTCAGCCGGCACAAACATCGACACTTGCCTACCACGGCTAGCATCGTGGTACACCTTCTTGAAGGCAGAACCCGCAATAGGCAGGCTCCACAACAGTCGCTCGTGCTCGACACGGTACTCAGGCATCTCGTCGGTCAGGCGCCAGTTCATATCATCCTTGACGCGCTCTGCCGCTGCTGTGCGTTCCGTCGTCTGCTTGCCAATGACTTGTGTTTTGACGGGACCGTGCGCCGGGAACGTTTCCGTAATCGCTTCTGACTGGAATCTGACAACCGCCTCAGTCAGCAGGGGATGAATGACGCCACACGCGCCCTCCCACGGCTCCGTCCGTTCCTCCATCTGCAACCCAAGCAGCTTCAACCCCTCACGGTACGTCTTCTCCCACTGCTCACGACTGCGCAAATCCTGCTCATATAGCGTAATCCACTCTGTCGCCTTAGCTTGAATTTCTTTACGTGCCTTCTCGTCGGCAAAGACAGTCTCAAGCAGATTAGCGTCATGCGAGTCAATGATTTCTGGCTCAATCTCTACAACCGTCATGCCCTCATCATCTGGCAGCACAACTTCGATATCAATCTCGGGGTCCGCACGAGATGTAATATCTGTAATCTGGCTCTGATACACGCCGTCTGTGATGGCGCCGCTAGCCGGCAGGGATTTCTCAATCATATTTGTTCCTTAGTAATACGCCGCACTGCGTTTAGGCACAAATCGCGGCGTATCAAATTCCTCATCAGAAGGCAGCGTAATAAACCCACCACTACGAAATCGCATCAAGGCCATTACAGTGGAGTCACACAAATCGTCCTTTTTACCCGATGGGAAGTCATTACACTGCTCGATGACTTCTTCAGCCCACTTGTAGTCGGGCGCCCATACTAGCCCAGAACGCACGATGTCCGCAACCGAATTCACGCGGGCGTACTTAGTGTTTGAGTTTCCCGGGGCTCCACGCGAGGGCGTGTAGTCTTGGATCGGTATCCCCATGCGCCTCAACTCCTGGGACAGAGGGGCGCCGTTAGACTTTTTCTCGATGATGAAACAGTCGGGTTGCCACGCCTTGTATTCCTTAAGCGCGAGGTCTTTCAGCGCCGGAAACTCCATGCGCTTGTTGATCGCATTCAGCAAAATAATAGCCGCCGTACGCGCACCATCATCGGCGTCAAGATAAAACACACCCCACGTCGTCAACGCTGTAAAGTCACTGCGCTTGTTGACTTCCTGCGCCGCATCCAGCGACATGATTATATATTCACACTCTGGCGGGTCTTCCTTAGTCCACCGACGCCACCATTCCTTCTTAATCAGTGCGCCTTGCTGGCTCGTGGGCGACTGCTGATACTGCGCCTGCCACTGGAATGTCGGCATCGATGCGCGTGTGCGCCGTAGCGCCTCCAAGGACCACTGCTCGGGCCACAGAGACTTCTCTACCTCTGTTCCCTCGTTCAGAATCGCAGGAAACTCGATGTATTCCCACTGATCTGCATCTTGGTTTTTTGCTGCTTCATCTAAAAGCCGTCCTATTAAATCGTTTTTAGCCCATCTTGTGTGTAGAACGACGACTCGACCTCCTGGCATAAGGCGTGTACGCGCACCATACGCGTACCAATCATAAACTTTGTCAAAAACGTCGTAGTTGCCTGCTAGTATATCCTGCTCTGAGAATACGTCATCGAGTATGAGCAAATCAGCGCCTCGACCTGCGATAGCACCACCAACGCCACAATTATGCGTCAATACGCCATCTGCAAAAAAAGTATGATCGCCATCCGTCAAAAAGTTAACAAATTGCTGTTGTTTGTGGCTATCTATTGTGACGTTTCCTGCGGTGCGAACTCCCAGCAAAAACCCGCATAACTTGCGCGCTGCTTCTCTAGCACTCTCCAGATACTTTTTAGTGCTGTGTCCGGAATGTCCGGTCGAACGCTTTCGGCTGCATCGCGCATAGATGCATGAGATGCCACTAGCGATCCTTCCAAGGTTTTCTGGAGGACTGTACGTTTCCAGTTCTTTCTGCGCTGTTTTTTTGAATTCAACACATCCTTTCCTGTGTTGATGCGGTATCTCAGCGCTTCTGGCGTCATTC